CGCGCCATTAGGATTCGTTGCTCAAAATAGAGCTGTAACACCTGATGACTATAAAGCTATTATTCAAAACTCATACGGCAATATCGAATCATTGACTGTGTGGGGTGGAGAAGATAATATTCCACCAGATTATGGTAAGGTATATATTTCAATTAAGCCGTTAGATGGTGAGTCTTTATCTAAAGAAGATAAAGAAACAATTATAACAAAGTATCTTAAACCTAAGAATGTAGTATCAATAACACCAATCTTAGTTGATGCTAAATATACCTACATTGATCTGGAAATCTTCTTTAAGTTTAATCCAAACGTTGCTAATGTAACTTCATCTAAATTAGCGGAAGGTATTAGAGATGTTTTAACTAAATATAATAACACCAATCTTAAGATTTTTGGTGGTGTATTTAGATTCTCAAATCTTCTTAAAGAGATAGATGCTTCAAATATTGCTATTATATCAAACATTACTCGTATAACAATGCATAAGATATTTACTCCGTCATTAGGCGAAGACAAGTATTATAAGTTTGATTTTAACCAATCAATAACTGAAAAGATCGGGCAAACAAACATCATTAAGTCAACACTATTCATGTATAGAGATTCCTTAGCATCTCTTCAAGACTATTATGACACTGAAGAAAATAAACATATTGTTCAAATTATATCTGATACTGGTAAAATATTAAATGCAAATGTTGGAGTAATTGACAAACACGCAGGTATTGTAGAACTAAACGGGTTTGCACCACAATCAATTCCAGGCATTGATATTGATTTTATTAAAATAATGACTAAACCTGCTTCATCAGATATATCACCAACGCGAAATGAATTATTATCTATCGATGTTACCAATGCTATAATTACCGGTGAAGTTGATACAATGGCAACCGGCGGTACTTCAGCCGGTATTGATTATAACACGGTAAATAACTAATGAGTTTTAATTTCTCATCATTTGTTAATGACTTAGTACCAGAACATATTAGTACTGAGTATCCAGAGTTAACAAATTTTATTACTGTTTATGCGTTGTATCTTGAAAAGATTAATAAATCAGGGTTCTACTTAAACCAATTAGACCATCAGCGTGATATTGATTTAATTGAAACTACTCTTCTTAATGAATTACAGAATGAGATCGGTACACCTATTCCAAGAACATTTGAAGCTGATCCTCATTTATTTTATAAACATCTTGTAGAGTTCTATAGAAGTAGAGGTACCCCCGAATCTATTACAGCATTCTTTAAATTAATTTATGATGAAGAGGTTGAGGTATCATTCCCTAAAGATGAGATGATGATCCCATCAGATGGTAAGTGGCTTAACAGAAAGGAAGGTATTATAGCTGATAAGTCTAAGTACGCACCATCATTTACTTGGACCATTGCATCAGCATCATATATTATTTTTGAACCTGATGATAATACATTTATGCCGCGGTTTGATGACGATGTAGTATTTATTAATGATGTATACACTGAAGCATATGTACAATCAGAGGAAGTAATGACTGGGGGAATGCATGATGATCATATGATGACCAAGCTTGTATTCGAATCTGAGTTACAGGTTGGTGATATAGTTCAAGTTTATAAGCGTGGTGTGTTTGACAATATTGATTCATTCATATCTGATAACAGAATCATACAAGATTCACATTTTTGGCAGAAGTTCTCATACGTACTTAAAACTGGTAAAAATATTGATGAGTGGAAGAACGCATTTACACGATTGATTCATCCAGCCGGGTTCGTATTCTTTGGTGAGATTTTAATCTTTATTCAAGTGTTACTTGATGGGCAACCAAAGAATCAGCCAGGGTTTCAGCGTGATGGATTACCGTTTGCAATTAATATCGAAGTGATTAAACGTGATATCAATTTAGATGCATTAACTACATTCGTTGAAAAATCTTACAATTGGCTTAAAGCATCAAATAAGCTGTGGGCATACGATCACTTTGATAATCTTAAATTTAAAAACCACTGGCCAATACGTGAATATGCTAATATTACTTTTATAGATGTTATAAATAAAAGTATAGGAACACACATTGGTTCAGCACATGGATTACAATTCATGGGTTGGGACGGACCAGATGGATACACCGAAGCGGGGCATCCATTAAATACTGCAACACCTGGTAATCCAGTGTGGGGTGATATTTTAAGTCCAAGAATAGATGGTGGTAGTTCATCTACTACAGGAACAAGCACAGTGTCAGGTGGTAGTTCATCTACTACAGGCAGTACTACATTATCAGGTGGTAGTTCATCACCATAACAAGGAAATATAAACAATGGCAGCAATAATTACACAAAATTTTAGATTAGATACAACACAAAAGTTCGTATCCGGCCTAGGAAATACCACATATTATCTTGGGTTAGGTCGTCCTAATCCGTGGGCAGATGATACGGTTCCACCAATTCCTAATGAGAATGAGTATACTACTAATAATGCATGGGAAAATATGTATGCATTAAAGAAGTTAGAAGCGGATGATGCAATTTCAGCATGCCCTAGACATCTGTGGGTTTCTGGCAATAATTATAAATCATACGATGATCGTACCCTAGATCCAGAAGCTGGTATACCTTATTATGTTATTACTAATAATAATCACGTGTACCTTTGTTTAAGAAACGGTCCGGGTAATTCTGTAAAATCTCCAGATGATACTGGTGCTGTTAGTGGTATTATCAACTACGAAGTTAATGATGGTTATATTTGGAAATACTTATATTCAGTATCTACATCTAATGGGTCAAAATTCTTAACAGAATCTTTTATCCCAGTATTAAAACTAGAAAGTAACCCTGGTGCTGGTGCAGAAACTGCATTGCAAACTCAATGGAGTATCCAAGAGAATGCTGTTAACGGCGCAATATATAATGTTGTTATTGAAAACGGTGGCTCTGGCTTTACAACAATCCCGACATTAACAGTTGAAGGCAATGGCACAGGTTGTGAGGTTGAATGTACAATTGATGTTGCTGGTTCAATTGATACTGTCAGGGTTAAAACAAACTTTGCAGGTCAAGATTATGGCCATGCAACAATTGTTATTTCTGGCGGCGGTGGTTCTGGTGCGGTAATAAGAGCTATCATCGGTCCAGATAATGGATTCGGAGCCGACCCTAGAGTTGATTTACGTGCTCACTATGCATGTCTTAATAAGAAATTCTCTGGTACAGAATCCGGTGCTATCGTAGCAGCTGATGACTTTAGACAGATTCTATTAGTTAAAGAACCTATTGATCAAAGCACTGATGTCGTTGCATTAGCTAGTATGTATAATACAACACACACTATGATTACCGATCCAGGTCCTACATACACAGGCGCGTATAGCGCTGATGATATTATTAAAGGATCTAATAGCGGTGCATTAGGTAGAGTTGTTGAAGAAAAGGTTTATGATTCAACAGCTAACACTTGGTTAATTAGATATTTGCAAAATGAAGATACTGGTTATACACCATTTGAAAATTCTGAAGTGGTTAGAGCTGAAGCAGCTGCTAGTGGTGGACAAGATATTGATTCTGTTTCATTACCAGAGGTTAAGCATGGTTCTGGTTCGATGGTATTTATTGAAAATAGAGAACCTGTTAATCGTGGACCAGATCAAATAGAAACAATTAGATTAGTAATTGAATTTTAAGGAATAAAAATGGCAGTTAAATTTAATATTGAACCGTATTGGGATGATTTCGAAAAGCCTACTAGTATTGATGGGCTATCGCCAAAGGAAAAGTATAATAGAATCCTGTTTAGACCAGGACATGCATTACAAGCCAGAGAGCTTACTCAAATGCAATCAATCTTGTCAAATCAGATTGCCGGTATTTCAGATAACGTATTTAAAGATGGCGCTATGGTTATCCCTGGCCACGTATCTATTTACAATAAGATTGATTATATTAAATTGGATACTACGTCAGCATCTAATGCGGCTGAGCTTGTAGGTAAAACATTTACAAACGCTGCTGGTGATATTAGAGCTAAGGTTGTATATGCCGCAGAAGCTGAAGGCGCTGATCCTATAACGATCTTTGTTAACTACACATCTGGTTCGTCCAAGTTTGTTGCTGGATCATTAATAGCAGAAGTGGGTGGTCTTATATCAGCGGTGGTTGATGGTGGTTTAACTCATATTGGTTACGGTTCACTTATCTCTATTGACGATGGTATATATTATATTAAGAAGAATTTCGTTATTGTTAAGAGCGAAACTATCATACTTGACAAATACAATTCAGAAATTACTACAGATGTGGGTCTTAAAATCACCGAAGCTATTGTTGGTGCAGCAGAAGATATATCATTAAATGATAATGCACAAGAGACTCCTAATGAGTCTGCACCAGGTGCTCATAGATATTCTATTAAGACCAACCTTATTAAACAAGCGATCAATTCTTCAACAGGTAATTTTGTATTACTTGTAAGACTTGAAAATGGTATTATTACTAAACATGTAAGAACAACCGACTACTCAATCATTGAAGACACGATGGCGAGAAGAACCTTTGATGAGAGTGGTAACTATACGGTTAACCCATTCGCATCTTATGTTAAAGATCACATCACAGAATTAACTAAACTAACCTTAGCAATTGGTCCTTCAAAGGCTTATGTACGTGGTTATGAGATTGAAACTTTAGGTACTACATCACTTAACTTCAATAAAGCACAAGACACTGCATTATATACATCATCATTTACCTCTCTTCCATTATCAAACTATATTGATTTAACTAGTGTTACTGGTATTCCAGACATTACTGATTTTAGTGAAGTTGATTTAAAGACTTCTGGTGGAACAACTGTGGGTACATTAAGAGTACGCTCATTTGAAAATATGGGGTCAGGTACTTATAGGGTTCATGTGTTTGATCACCCTGCAGATATTTCAAGCATAGCAACACTTGAGTCGACTGGATTCTTTACAGGCACAGTATCTTCATACAACTTAGGATTAGATTCTCTTGTATATAAACTACCATTCTCACGGATTAAAACAGCCAACTCATTAGAAGACGGTGATCCTGGTTATGCAGATGGTTGGAATTACCGATATGAGACTAATAGAGATATGGGTACTGTTTCACCTGACGGATCTGGTGAAGTAACCTTCAATACAATAAGTAATGAAGGCTTCGAAGGATTTGATTCTTCTAATTGGATTTTAGAAGACGCTGATACAGGCACACTTATTAACTTAACATCGGGTATGATTAGTTTATCGGGAATGTCTGTAACTATATCAGGACTCGGTAGTTATTCTAATGTTAAGTTGATGGCTCCAGTATCTAGAACTGGTAACCATAAGACTAAAACATTACAAACCACAACTAAAACCGTAGCTGGATTTACAACATCAACTACACTAGACCATTGTGATGGATTAAATTTAGTATCTGTGGTTGAAGACGGTATTGATGTTACTAATCATTTTGAATTTAATAATGGTCAAACAGCTACACATTATGGGCAAGCATCATTAAGTCTTAAAGCTACATCAACTTATACTGTGGTAAATGACATTGTTATTACATACAGATACTTTGATCATGTTGGCAGTGGAGACTTCTTTACAGTTGACTCATACCCAATTGGTATTGCATCTAATCAAATAGCATATCAAGAAATTCCAGACTTTAATGGTAAAGAATTAAGAAGTTCTATCGACTTTAGACCTAGAATGAATGATGCAAACGGTGATCAGTTTACTGGCACGGGTGCTTCACTTTCTAATTGTCCAAGACCTAATACTACATTCCAAACAGATATTCAATACTACTTAGATCGTATTGATAAAGTATGGATTGATAAAGATGGTGAGTTTGGTGTTACTGAAGGCGTATCAAGTCTTGCACCACAAGAGCCATCTTCACCTAAAGATGCAATGGTATTATATCATTTATATATCCCAGCATTTACTATGAATCCTGATGAGGTCACTATTCAATACATTGATAACAGACGTTATTCAATGAGAGATATTGGTGAATTAGAAAATCGTATTTCAACTTTAGAGTATTATACATCTCTATCGTTGCTAGAAAGAGAAGCCGATTCAAAACAAATTTTAGATGACGTAACAGCTATTCCAAGATTCAAGTCGGGATTCTTAGTTGATTCATTTACTTCAACTATTGTAGGTAGAACTGCATCAGAAGAATATAGAGCAGGTATTAATCGTGATGAGAATTCGCTAAGACCTTTATTCAATGAGAATAATACTCCATTAGTATTTGACACGGCTGCATCCGGTGCTGAGAAGCATGGCGATTTAGTATTATTACCTATCACCGAACATGTTGCTCTTATTGAACAAAGACAGTTCTCTGGTTCTATTAATGTTAATCCATTTAATGTATTTAACTGGAGTGGTACTGTTAAGTTAACACCTAGTTCAGATGAATGGAAAGATACTGATAGACGCCCTCAAGTTATTATTAATGAAGACGGTGTATTTGATGCAATGAAAACAATTGCTGATCAATCAATATCTACTGGTACTATATGGAATTCATGGCAGACTAACTGGTCTGGTCGTTCATCTACATCGAGTAGACGTGGTAGACGTATTGATACTACCACAACAACTACAACGGGTCAGTCTCGTTCAGGTGTGTTAAGAACGGTTTCTTCAGAAATTGTTAGAACAAATGTAGGTGATAGAGTTGTAGAAATTAACTTTGCTCCGTTTATTAGATCAAGAATTATTAGATTCGAAGCAACTCGAATGAGACCTAACGCAACGGTTTATGCATTCTTAGACGGTGTTGATGTTTCAGCATACGTAAGAGAAATTGCAACAGGCGCTCCGGCATCATCTCAACCAGCAACAGGTATTAATACTATAACAAGTCATCCAGATGGTGCTACAGCGTTATCTACAGATTCTAATGGATATCTATTAGGTGAGTTGTGGTTACCTAATAACAATTCTATAAACTTTACTACAGGTGATAAGACATTTGTACTTACCGATTCATCAACTAACGATGATAACGATACTAACACATTTGCGGTAGCATCTTATTCTGCAAGAGGACTTATTGAGACTAAAGAGAATGTGGTTATCTCTACACGTGTACCGCGTATTCAACGTACAAGCGTGTCAGAATCAAGAGTACTTAGTTCATCAGCATCATCAGTTAGATGGGTTGATCCTTTAGCACAATCGTTCATGGTTGATACCAATGGCGGCGCATTTGTTACTTCTCTTGAATTATTCTTCGACACTAAAGATGCTGACATTCCAGTACAAATACAAATTAGAGAGATGGATCAAGGTATTCCTACACAGAAGATTGTTCCTTTCTCTGATACTACTATAAATGCTGCATCAGTAAATGTAGATGGTACTTCAACACCATTCAATTTTGATTCACCAGTATACTTACAAGACAATATTGAATACTGTTTTGTTATTTTAGCTAACTCTAATGAGTATAAAGTTAATTATGCTGAGATTGGTCAATTCGACGAAAATGGTAATATGATCTCTAAACAACCGTACAACGGTGTTATGTTTAAATCACAGAATGCTTCTACATGGACACCTGATCAGAACAAAGACTTAATGTTTGTTTTAAACAGAGCTAAGTTTGATATATCAGGTTCTTTCGATGTTATTCTTAAAAATGAAGTTGTTCCTAAGAGATATTTACCGGTTGACCCATTTACAACTACAGACAATTCAAATGTTGTATTGGTTACTCATAAAAATCACGGGTTTACGTTAGGTGATAAAGTTGTATATGAAGATGCTATTGAAGTTAATGGTATCCCATCATCTGAGATTAATGATGTTTCTGGGTTTGTTGTATCTGATATTGAACGTGATACATATAAGATCACTACTACATCTCAAGCGACCAGCACTGGTATTGATGGTGGATCTTTAATTCAAGCTCAAGAAAATCAAGCTTGGAATACAGTTTATCCTTATGTCCAATCTATCACATTACCAAACACAGCAATGTATTGGAAGATCAGAACAACCGATGCTAATGCTGATGGTTCATACACACTATTACCAACGTATGAGCCAGTGATTGTTAATGCTAATTATGAAGCACCAACACCTAAGTCTATTTTATCAGAAACCAATAGCATCGATAATGCAATTGATTCTTCAATATTCATTAAAGGTATATTCTCCTCTAATAAAGATAACTTAAGTCCTATCATCGATACAGAGAGATCATCAGTATATACTATTTCAAATAGAATTAATAACCCCGCCAACACAGCAAGTGCTGGTTATGATGTTATTGAAGATTATCAAGATGAGACCCACGCAGTTGCAGGTTCTGCTCTTGCTAAATACGTAACTAAGATTGTTGAATTAGAAGAAAGTTCAAACCAACTTAAGATATTCTTAGATTGTAATAGACCATCATACACAGACATTGAAGTTTACTATAAGTCATCTACATTGTTAGAAGGATTTGATGATTTGAATTGGGTGCAAATAAACTCAGCTGTTCCATATTCTGATGATCAATTAGATTTTAAAGAAGTAGAATTTACAGCTAACCCTGCAGCGTTTACTACATTTGCTATCAAGATTGTATTTAAATCACAAAGCACTTCAAAGATTCCAAGTGTTAAGAAGTTGAGAGCAATTGCTTTAGCGGTATAATGAAGTTACAGGTAGAAGATAACAACAGCCTGTTTAGAGATACTAATAGCGGCGCTATTATAAATATGAATAAGAGCGGAGCTCAAATCTCGAGGGAAGCTAGGCATAGAGTACAACACGATAAAGATAGACTAACTAATTTAGAATCAGATATGTCTGATATTAAAAGTCTTTTAAAACAATTATTAGAGAAATAATATGGCAATAACAGTATTACAATCAGACACTTTTGATGAGTGGAGAATTAAAACTAATGAAATAGCATCAACAATTGCATCAGATTCATTTATTGCAGGACAAATTGCTGACATGGTTAATGGTTCAAACACTGAAAACGGTATCAGCGTTTCATTTGATACTCCAACCGCCACATTAAACTTTGATGTTGATGATTTTACATTATCATTAGGTGGTGATTTATCAGGAAGTGCTGATATTACCAATTTAAACAGTGCAACTTTAAATGCTTCTATCAATACTAATTTTGTATCATCGGCTAACACTAGTGGTAGTGGTATCAGCGGTTCGGTATCTGCTATCGGTGGAGCCTTTACGGTTTCGTCAAATGCAACTGCTTCTGCTAATAGCAATACTATAATGTATAGAAATGCGTCGGGTGATACTAGCGTTAATGATATTACGTGTGTGGATATAATATCTAGTGGTAACACCAGCACGCAAAATATATCTGCTGGAGGTACCATTACATCTAGTAGCATTACCGCTAGTAGCAACATTACCGCAGGCGGTGATATAACCGCTAATGGTGGTGATATGTATGCCACCACATTCCATGGTAATGCATCTACAGCTAATTACGCTGACCTTGCGGAGAACTATAGAGCTGATCAAGAATATGAAGTTGGTACTGTATTATCGTTTGGCGGTGGTTGGGAAGTAACTCAATCTAACAATAAAGTTGATACCAGAATTGCAGGTGTTGTATCTACAGAGCCAGCATATCTTATGAATGCTGATCAACAAGGAGAGTTTGTTACTCCGGTAGCTTTAATGGGGAGAGTCCCATGTAAAGTTCAAGGTGATATTAGAAAAGGTGATATGCTGGTTTCTGCTGGTAACGGCAGAGCACGGGTTGTCGATACCCCCCTTATGGGATCTGTCATTGGTAAGGCCTTAGCCGATTCAGATGGCGATAACATTATCGAAGTGGTAGTTGGAAAACTATAAATAATAGTATGGCAATATATACAAACTTAACAATAGATCAAGGCTCAGATTACATGACTGAGATCACCGTAGAGGACGCAACCGGAAACGACGCAGATCTTACAGGATTTATTGCATACGGACAAATTAGAAAAACATATTCATCCACAACAAAATATGATTTCATATGTACTATACCATATCCTACACAAGGTATAGTACAAATTAAGTTACCTAATTCGGTAACTAATGTTATGAAACCAGGAAGATATGTTTATGACGTAGAAGTACGTGTTGGAGTTAACGGTGATATAACAAGAATCGTTGAAGGCCAATTAGAAATAACACCGGGAGTAACACGATGAAAGGCAAGATAGGTCTAACTAGAACCATCCAAGCTAAATCGGTTACACATATCCCAACAACAAGACTTACAGATCTGGCAGATGTAGATACATCAAACAGAGAAGATGGATCGGTTATACTATGGGACACAGCATCTCAAACCTTTAAAGTTCAAGGTAAGGTTGAAAACCCAAATGTTAGTATAGTCGGAGGTAGTTTTTAAGATGCATATGCATAGTTCAACTGCAAAATTTAATATAACCTAAGGAGACATTCATGTCAGGTACAGTAATAATTACTAAGTTTTCGGATAGCACAACAGCTCCGGCAACTAATGCCTTAGTAAAGGCAGAACAAGCATATTCATACGCATCAAACAAACTATGGATAGGTAAACTAACTGGAGTGGACGTTACTCCAGTTGCTATTGGTGGTGTATTTTTCACCGACCAACTAAAATCAGTTTCAAGTTTATTTGGACAAGTTACGGCTAATCAAGCAATTGTAACCGGTTCAGATAATAAGATTGATTTAATCAATATTGATAATATTACCATCGATGGTAATACTATTACAACAACCGATACCAACGGAACATTAATTATTGATCCAAATGGTACCGGTTCAATTAGCTTACATGCTAATACAGATGTTGTAGGTAACTTAACAGTATCAGGTACAACAACCCTTACTGATCAATTAACAGTAAGCTCATTAAATGTAACTGACTTAACAGACACACGCTTAACATTTGCTGGTACTTCAGGCGAATTGATGGATTCAGCCAACTTAACGTGGGCTTCAGATACATTAGTTATCAATGGTGCTGCAACAGTTGATAATGTTAGAGTTGATGGTAACACTATATCAGCAACTAATACTGATGGTAGTTTAACACTTACTCCGGCAGGCACAGGCACTGTTGTTGTTAATTCAACAACCGGTTTAATTGTTCCGTCTGGTTTACTTGGTACAAGACCAACTGCATTAGCATTAGGTAACGCAGCAATTCGATATAACGAAACCACAAATAGATTTGAAGGAACAGTTGCAGGATCTTGGACTGGTTTAGGTGGTATTGTTGATATCGACCAAGATACATATGTTACTGCTGAACAAAGTACTGATGATGATACATTAAGATTCTACACAGCCGGTGTTCAAGAAGCTTACATTAACTCTACTGGTTTATATGTAACCGATCAGATTACTACTCCAATTGCTAACACTACTACTGGTAACGTAGGCACATTAAATGTAGCTACTCAGTTACAAGTTGATGCTGATGCTAACTTTACTGTTGGTATTGATGTTACTGCGGGTGATGTTGATATTACAGACAACTTAAATGTTACAGGTAACACCGTTATTGGTGGTAACCTAACAGTTAATGGTACTACTACTTCAGTTAACTCAACAGTTACTACATTAAATGATCCTGTAATTAAAGTTGGTGATGGTTCTACTATTGCTGCTGACTTAATTGATCGTGGTGTTAATTTTGACTATGGTGATGATACAGCGGTTAAGACTGGTTTCTTTGGTTTTGATAATGCAACCAATCGTTTCTCTTTCAAGCCTGTTGTTGATACTGCGGATGAAGATTATGTAGCACCTTGGGGTGATGCGCAATTTGGTAACCTATTCTTAAGTGGTGATGCAACTGTTCATGATAACCTAGTATTAAGTGCCAATGGTATTGTTACTACGGCAGGTGATTTAACAATTGCTCCTGCAGGTGGTGATACATTCATTACTGGTACGGCTACAATATCAAGTGACTTAACGGTTTCAGGTAATGTATCATTTAGTAATGATGTTCCTGTAACATCTGGTGGTACAGGCCTGAGTTCATTCACTGGTAACGGTGTTATGGTTGCTAATGTTGCTGGTACTGCAATGGCATTTGTTACTGGAACCCAGTATGATATCGTTCAGTTTAATGCTTCAGGCGTACCTGTTATATCAAATACAATTGATGGTGGTACTTTCTAATCTTTAACTGATTAATAACAAGTGTAAAATAAAAAGGAGCGATTAAGCTCCTTTTTTTTCGTATAAATAAACCTATAGAGTATATACTTTAAATAACAGAGAACCATACATATGGCTGGAACAACAGTAAAAATCAAACAGAGTGCTGTCTTAGGTAAAGTACCTGAAGCATTATCATTAGTACAAGGCGAGCTAGCCTTAAATACCGCAGACCAAAAATTATATTCAAAAGACTCTGCAGGATATGTCTTTGAAATTGGTGGAGCATCAGGAGCATCAGGTGCTAATGAGATTATTACAACTGATATTATTGCCACGGCATCTCAAACTAGCTTTCCAGTCTTATACAATGTATTATATGATCATGTAAATGTATATTATAATGGTCTTAAATTAGCAGAAGTAGATTTTACAGCAACATCAGGAACTAATGTACTTCTTACAGCAGGTGCTCTTGTTGGTGATATAGTAACTATTGAGGTTATTAAAGCCATTAATTTAGCTAATGGTTCTAATGTAAATGAACATGAATTCATTGCAACGTTAGGACAAACCACCTTTGTTATTCCCGATGGTTATAATAAAGCCGCGGATGACATTGATGTATATGTTAATGGTATTAAACTATTAGCTTCTTTAGACTATACTCATACCAATGGTACTGATGTTGTATTAACTGATTCAACCGTGGCCGGTGATGAAGTTGTTATTAAGCATATTAAAATTATTGCTTTGGCCAATGTTGTTAATGTTTCAGGTGAGAATGCTTCGGCAATCATACCTACA